ACCAATTCTTCTTGAAAATCTTTGTAGTGATACATCTAATGTTTTAGAGGCAACACCTGACTGTTCAGCAGCAAAGCGAAGTTCTTGTAGTTCTTCTACAGTAACACCAACTTTGTCTGCTACTTTACCTAGTGCATCAGCAGAAGCAAGTGATTGTTTAACTAAAGCACCAAGACCGGCAGCACCAACTAAGCCTACTACCGCAGTTTTAACAGACAGTAATCCCTTACCCATCTTAGTAAAAGCACTGTCAGTTTTCTTAGTAATCTTTTCAGTTTGCTTTAATGAGGTGTTTAGTTTTTTAATGTTGGCGATACCTTGTCTGGTATCTATATCAACTCTATATGTTAAATCAGCCATATTATTTGTTCCTCATTATATGTTTTATAAGTTTGTCTAAGTATTTACTTGTAGGCTTAGTCATACCGTCTTTAGCTTGTTTACTGTGACCATTATCTAAGTATGAAGCATACTCATAGTTGGCATCTATAATATTGCCTCTTAATCTTGTGCTTCTCTTTGCGTTGCCAGTGTCTTTAGGTGTAATCTTCTGAAAATACTTAAAGGCTTTCTTTGGCACATTAACTAAATCAGATGTTTTACGGTTAAGCGACTTACTGATTCTGTTTCTTACTATTGGCATCTACTTGACCCTTTACATTATTCCACATTTCTAATAACTCAGTATCTGAGTATTCTTTAGGTGGTTCCTTGCCTCCATTCTGTTGCTTCTCGTACTGATAGTTTCGCCATCTTGTGGCTACATCTAATACTTGAAAATCGAATGTTGTACAGCGGCTTAATGCTTCACTAGGTAATATGCTATAGTGATGTGCCATATTGTCTAAGGATATCATCATCCTAATGGTTGTGTTATCCCAGTCAATATTGCCGCTTACAAGTTTCCCAAGCGAGATGCTACCGCATTAATCGCTTGTATTAAAACATCGTTTGGTAATGTAGTTTTACCAGTCAATACTTTATTACCTTCAGCATCTAAGATAAAGTCTTTTGCTACATCAATCATAACATTACTTTCATCTTCAACTGCGGATGCTATACGCATAAATTCTTCTAATGGTTGACGATCCCAAGTGTAAAACTCAATAACTTCACCATATTTTTTAACTAACTCTTCGTTAGTTAATTCTATTTTAACTAATTGCGGTTCTGCCGCTAATTTTGTAATATCCATTAATCTTTTCCTCTGTTAATCAAGCTGTTTAATACAGCCAATGAGAAACCCAAGCGTGACTGTGCTTTCTTAATGTCACCTTGTGCATCTTTTATTTCTTTGTTTGCTTTGGCTATTTCAGCCAGTAGGGAACGATGTAGCTCATCGTTAGTTTTGCTTTCTATTAAGTCCATTATCTGACTCTCTTTTAATCATACTAATACTTATGAAAAATAACAGGGCCGTTAAGCCCTGTTATAATCAACTTAGTATTAAGTTACCTGTGCTGTGTCAGCGATTGTGTACTCACCGTCTACTGTGATAGTAAATGGTGATACCCAAACAGGACTATCAGATGATACTGTTGGTGAAAGACCAGTTACATAGCCTTCGCCCGAAATGTATTTTCCGTCGTTACCTTCAGAGTCATCACCAGTGTAAAGTTCGAATGCGACTTTTACTGATGCTACTGAAGCACCGTTAATACCAATATCCTGAATACCATCAGTAGTTCCATCGCCGTAGAAAGTGTCTTTATCTACAACTAAGTTACCAGTTAATGAGTTATCAGAAGTTGTTGGTAATGAAAATTTACCAGTGTTATCTAATTGAGTCCAAGTGAAAACATCTTTAGCGTTGTTGATTGTAGTATCTTGTAATGCTGGAACAGTCATAAGTGAGTTAGCTGTGTAACCACCTACATTGTCCGCATCCTTGATTTTAATCCACATTTGCTTTGCTGCTACACCAGGTGCTGGATACATATATGCCATTGTTTAATTCCTCGTGTTAATTGATACAAGTTATCTTGTCAAAGTTAAAATCAAATCGTGTTACTAAATTGTCACCAACATATTCTGTAGTGATGTCCGTTGTTCTCTGTGTGTAGCCTAGGCTAACTGCAGAGTCTAACTTAGCACCTCGAACAGTTGATATCATAGTGTCATAATTTGACGGTAGTGTTTTTGCATCTGTTGTTACATAAACAGTAACAACGACAGTTTCTATACTGCCGCTGCCGCCATCTAATGTGTCAAATAAAGGTTCCTGAAGTACATTGTCTAGATCTGTATATAATACCTTTAAGTTTTGCTGATATAATGGAGCACCATCCTTAGTCCATGGTAAGTTTTCCGTAACAGTAAATCCAGTTACAGTGTTTGCTTGTAAGTATGTAATAACTTCTGATCTCATTATCTAACCCTTTTTAGATTTACATATACTGATACTTCTTCACCAGCTTCAACGGTTCCGTCTTCGTCTAAGTCATACCAATCGCCATCTGCTACAAGTTCATTGAACAAGTTTTCGAATTTGTTTTGGTAATAACCCATCTTCTGTACTTCTGCGTTTTCTTCAGTTCCAAAGTCAGCAAACTTAGGTAGGATGTAATAGTGCATACAGTGATAGACGCAAAGATCTGTGAAATCATTTTGTCTATCCTGTATGTTATCTATATCAAGTGTTCTACCTAATGTGTTGTCTAATTGAGTCATAATGCGTTCAGTAGATCTAATTAATAAATCTTCAACATTATCTTCAGTGAGGCCTTCGTTCGATTCGAACAGACGCTGATCGGCCGCTGTAACATCTGCATATTCAGCGAACGATAAGACTGTTGTGCTCGAACTAATAAAAGCCATCGTTATGAACCTCTATTAAGCAGCGTCAAGTAATGTACTGTCGAAGTTTAATTCAACACCATAAGTGTCGTTTAACTCACCAACGCCATAACGAGCAGTAGCAACAAGCTCAGTAGCACGAGCAGAAGCATCGCGTTGTGGCTCGATGTTGAACTCGTCAAGTACAGCAAGACCAAGTGCATCACGGTGGAATACAGCACCAATTGAGTCACCAGTTGTATCAGTGATGTTTGCTGATTCGTAAATTGGGATACCAGCTAACTGACCTAAGTAACCAGAACGCATTGCAGTATTACCAATTTCACCATAAGCACCGCCACCGAAAGCAGCAAGAGTAGTGTTAGTAGCACCAGCCATTAAGTCATAAGCAATGTTTGGATGTAAAACACAAGCAACACGGTCTAAACCTAAGCCTAATGCTTTTAATTTAGTAACAGCGTTAAAGATGTTTGCAACTGTAATAGTTGTAGTACCATCACCTAATGCAACAGAAAAACCGTCGAATAAAGCAATTAAGTCTTGGTCCATTTTCTTAGCGATAGCGTTACCTAACACTTGACCAACATCAGCAATAACATTGTTAGGTGATGTGCGAACTGAAAGATCTGATACATTAGTCATTACACCAACTTCACCAACTGTTAATGTAGCACCATCAGTTGATACAGCAGTACCAGATAAGTCGTCAGCTTCTGTTAAACCAGCAGCAGCGACAGCGTTATACTTAGGAACAGTAATAGTTGTACCTGAACCATAAGGTAAATCATAATTGCGAACTAAGCCGCGCATGATTGACTGCTCTTGAGCAGCAAACATTGCTTCCGCCACGATAGAAGGAAGCAAGTCATTTAATGTAGTAGTTGTACTAACAATTTCACCAGCCATTGTAATATCTCCTCTTAAAAATAATATTCTGTTAGGCTATACCGTGTGTTTTGCGGTATTCCGCATACATCTTACGGTGTTCTGGATCATTCATATCCAGTTTAGTAATATCAAGTTCACCCACCTTCGAACTGTGACTACTCTGTGTGTTAGTTGTGCTTGGAGTAGGTTGAACAAAATGCGGATTCGAATCTAGGAATTCTCGCACTAGGTCATCAACCGCAAACGGCTTGCCTTCATCATTATAACGAACGCTGCCGTCATCTCCAATTACTTCAACACCAGTATCACCTACTTTAACTTTGTTAATAAGCAAGTCGCGTACTTGTTCAGGATTAACTGACTTATACTTTGCTGCCGCATTAACTAAAGGTGTGTTAACTTTGTACTCAGTTATTTCTTGTTGTAACTTAGAAATTTGTGAGTCTTTCTTTTGTGCTAACTCTTGTAATGTTTTTTCAAACTCGCCTTTCTCAATTTGCTTCTTCTGTTTGGCCTTTTCAGCAGATGCTTTAAGTTCGCGTAGTTCTTCTAAATCACCAAGTTCTTCATATGCACTATATCGTTTAGCTGTTTTATGCTCTGTACTTGATCTTGTACGAGCCATCATAGCATCAACTTCTTCTTGTGTATATGTTTTAACTTCTTCGTTAGCTGTAGCCTGAGTATCGTTTTTAGCAGGAGTCTCAGTTACTCCATCATTGCCAATGTTTGTTTCTTCGGTCATTGTTACCTCGCCTCTTTCGAGTAATTGTATTTATTTGATTTTAGTCAATTTGGTTATTTGCTAAAACTTCTTCAGGATCTTCACCAAGTAATTCTACTAACTTAGAGTTAATTACTTGTTTCACCTGAGGATTCTCTGTTGCACTATTAGCCGAAACTAATTGTGCGAACTCGTTGTGTGTATCTTGTATGTTAAATGAGCCAGGATACTCTACTTCACCATCCCATGCTTTATCAAGATACATAGCGAATAAACGCCATATTTGTTCTTCTGCTAGTTCTAAGTTATCTGCTTTTTCAGACAGTCTAGCATTTAATAATTGAAATTCAGTTTGCATTGCAACACCGCTTAACACTTTACCTTCAGTTGCACGAACTGATCCAGTGTTAGCCATTTTATCAATACTTTCAGTTACATTATCAATAGTATTAAGAATTGATTGTACCGATGCGCCATCAAAGTCTAATACATATGGTTTAAGTCCTGGATCCAAATGTTCAGGCATGTGTATTAATGAACCAGCACCAATACCAGCTTCTGTGTCTGATGTTTTAACTAATGATGGATGTGATTCAAGTCTAACTGATTGTTCAATTTCACTGTTACAGTTATATATGTAACGCTGAGCATCAGCAATATCATTTATGTCCGACAATCCTACACCGCGTGTAATAGATCGTTTGTTGTAAGCTAATACTGCTGGGATTTTGTTAATTCCGTTAACTTCTTCTATTGTTTCTGTAACTACTTCTTTGTCTGTGTCTAATACATAAGTGATAATAACTTCTGGAGTCCATTCTTTAATAGTTTGTATGTTACCAGCCGTTGTTTCAATGTACTTAAAGTAAGTTAAGTTGAATACACCATTAGGCTGTCTAACATATTCCCAATCTAATACAGTTAGTGGTGACATTAAACCAATGTAAGGTCTAACTTCTTGTTGTAGTTCATCTGCTCTTGTATTTGCGTTAGTAGCTGGTTTAACTACCATTACCCAACAGTGTCCGTATACTGAAGACCATGTGCTAACTTCTTTCATAAAGTTATTAAGTGTACGACCTTCTAAGTCAGCATCTTTAAGGAATGCTTCTGTTTCAGGTAAATTCTCTAACTGTCCGAAATCTCGTTTAGGGTTTTCGCGGAATAAGAATGAGTTGTAAACACTAACAACAGACTGACAATGATTGTCTAAGTGTGTTGATAATAGTCGTGCATTGTATTCATTATCATCTTCTAATTGATAACGGGTTAAGTATTGTCCATCACGATACATTTTACCACCCATATATGATTCTAAAAGATACTGCCATTGACTAGAGTAGTCTTCATACACAGGGTTTTTAGCAGTTACTCGTTTATATAATTCTTTTGACATTGTTTATGCTCCGATGCTGTGACCCCAACGCTGAGGTGCTTGTTTTTCTGTGATGCGGCGTACTGGAAACTCATAATCAATATAGTATCGCATTGCATCTGCTAAGTGGTCATACCCTTTATCCTTTTCTGGAATGGTAGTACCTTCTTTATAACTGTGCTTTTCTAAACACTCTATTAACCGGCGACATTTAGGGTCAACATACATTGTAACATCGCCATTTGCATTCTTTAGTTTACCGTTAACTGCATTAACACCATCCCTAATTGGGTTATGACTGTTAGGTGCTTTAACTGCGAACTTTGCATTTTGTAAAATCTTTAAATCTGTTAGACCACCAGCACTAGTCTTTCTTTGTCTAGACGCTGGGTCTGGAAATACTGTAATTTTTTGAGTTGGGTATCTATTCTTTAGTTCCTCAACCATTTCATCTGTGTTAGATCCAAATATTTCTATTTCATCTATAACATGAATTGTATCTTTATGTCTAGCGAATATAACTGCTGACATAGGATCGATGTTAAAGTCCATGCCTACATATATAACATCTGGTACATCACGAAGTTTGTTCCACATTTCAGTCTTAGACTTTTGTACAGTATCTAGTAACTCGTATTCTTTCACATGTGTATCTCTATTAAAGTTGTACCACACTCTATTAGATGTTGTTTCAAATGATGC